TAACGGACAAACACGATCCGGGTTGTATTCCTTATTCATTCCAATGGAGTGGAATTATGAGGGTTTTATAGACTGTTATGGTTTACCAGTATTTGATACGCCAACAGAGCCGACCACGGGCCCACAGGGAGACGTTATAGACGTCGGAGTTATAGAGCACTGGAATAATGAAGCAGACGGATTAAAGTCTGACCAGGACGCTCTAAATGAGTTTTACAGGCAGTTCCCTAGAACAGAGGAGCACGCCTTTAGAGATGAAACAAAGAATAGTATATTTAATTTAGCAAAAATATACGAACAAATAGATTACAACCAAGATCTTGTAAGTAGTAACGTATTAACAAGAGGTAGTTTCCAATGGGAGAATGGAATAAAAGACACAAAAGTGATGTTTAGTCCAAATCCAAAAGGTAGATTTTTAGTATCATGGGTACCAAATTACAACCTACAGAATAGGCAAACTAGTAGAAATGGTTTAAAATTTCCAGGTAATGAGCATATTGGTGCATTTGGGTGTGATAGTTATGATATATCAGGTACAACTGACGGCAGAGGATCTAAAGGAGCTTTGCATGGATTAACTAAATTCACTATGGAAGATGCTCCGTCTAGTACATTCTTTTTAGAATATGTCGCTAGACCTCAAACCGCTGATATTTTCTTTGAAGATGTATTAATGGCTTGTGTATTCTACGGGATGCCATTATTAGCTGAGAACAATAAGCCAAGGCTATTATACTATTTTAAAAGAAGAGGTTACCGAGGGTACTCTATTAACAGGCCAGATAAGCTTTTTAATAAATTATCTTCAACAGAGAAAGAAATTGGTGGTATACCAAACTCAAGCGAAGATATTATACAAGCCCACGCGGCTGCTATTGAAATGTACATTGACAAACATGTTGGTTTAAATTCAGAAGGGGAATTTGGCTCTATGTATTTTACAGATACATTAAATGACTGGGCCAAGTTTGATATAAATAAAAGAACAAAATTTGATGCCGCTATTAGTTCAGGACTAGCTATAATGGCATGTAATAAAGAATTGTATAGACCAAGTAATCCTTTTCAAAAATCTAAGCTGAACATAAGTATGGCTAAGTATACACAGGAAGGGTATTCATCAGAAATAATAAAAAGATAATATGGCTCAAGGAGTAGTAAATAGTTTTTTTCCAAGTCAGGTTGCAAGCGATGCTGAAAAAATGTCTTCAGATTATGGGCTTAAAGTTGGTAGAGCAATTCAGAATGAATGGTTTTCTAGTAACTCTGGTACTACAAGATATAAAAGCAATCAGAATACATTTCATTCTTTAAGGTTATATGCTAGAGGTGAACAGCCAGTTCAAAAGTATAAAGACGAACTTTCAATAAATGGAGATTTATCTTATTTAAACTTAGACTGGAAACCAGTACCTATTTTGTCTAAGTTTGTTGATATAGTAGTTAATGGTATTGCTGATAGAGCTTTCGATCTAAACGCATATTCTCAAGACCCATACGGAGTTAGCAAAAGAACTAAGTATATGGAGTCTATAATTAGGGACATGCAAACTCAAGAGCTGAATAACTTTGCTCAAGAAAATTTTGGGATAAACTTATTTGAAACACCTCCAGACAAACTTCCAGATTCAATAGAAGAATTAGATATTCACATGCAGCTTAGCTATAAGCAAGGTATAGAGATTGCAGAAGAAGAAGCTATTAATACAATATTAGACGGTAATAGATATAGTTTAACTAAAAAGAGATTTTATTACGATATAACAACTTTAGGTATTGGAGCAGTTAAAAATAACTTTACAGAATCAGAAGGTGTTATTGTAAGTTATGTTGATCCTGCTTATTTAGTATATTCTTACACAGAATCACCATACTTTGAAGATATTTATTATGTTGGTGAAGTAAAATTTGTACCTATAAATGAACTTAAAAAACAATTTCCTCATTTAACAGATGATGATTTAGCTAGAGTACAACAACAAGGAACACAAAATTATGGCGGCTGGGATAACAATATAACTAACGCTAACAACAATAGAGACAGTAACGTAGTACAGGTATTATATTTTAACTTCAAAACCTACATGAATGAGGTATACAAAGTTAAAGAAACAGCTACAGGTGCTACAAAAATAATAGCTAGAGATGACCAATTTGATCCGCCAATAGAAGCTTTTGAAGCAGAATTTGGTAAAATGTCAAGGTCATTAGAGGTATTATACGAAGGTGTATTGATCTTAGGTACAGATATGTTACTTAAATGGGAGATGGCAAAGAATATGATGCGCCCAAAAAGTGATCAGAGTAAAGTAAAAATGAATTATAGTATAGTTGCGCCTAGAATGTACCAAGGAAGAATTGAATCCTTAGTAAGTAGATGTACAGGTTTTGCTGATATGATTCAACTTACTCATCTTAAGTTACAACAAGTATTATCTAGAATGATACCAGATGGTGTATATCTAGATGCTGATGGCTTATCAGAAGTGGACTTAGGTAATGGCACAAACTATAATCCACAAGAAGCTCTTAATATGTTTTTCCAAACAGGTTCTGTTATAGGTAGATCATATACACAAGAAGGAGATATGAATCCAGGTAAAGTTCCTATACAGGAAATTCAAACTGGTAGTGGTGGACAAAAGTTACAAACACTAATATCTACGTACAACTATTATCTACAAATGATAAGAGATGTCACTGGGTTAAACGAAGCTAGAGATGCGTCAACACCAGATTCTAGAGCTTTAGTAGGTGTTCAAAAATTAGCCGCGGCAAATTCAAACACAGCTACTAGACATATATTAGACGCCGGATTGTTTTTAACTCAGGAAACAGCGGAATGTTTATCTTTAAGAATATCAGATATTATAGAGTATCATCCTGCTAAAGAAGCATTTATACAAAAAATAGGTGGTTACAATGTAGCTACATTAGGTGAATTAGAAAATCTACACTTGTATGATTTTGGTATATTCTTAGAATTAACACCTGATGACGAGCAAAGAGCTATCTTAGAAAATAACGTACAACTTGCTTTATCATCTGGTTTAATTGATTTGTCAGACGCTATAGATATACGTGAAGTTAGAAACTTAAAGTTAGCTAATCAAGTATTAAAGATTAGACAAAAGAAAAGACAAGAAAGATTACAGCAAGAGAAGCAAGCAAATATACAAGCACAAGCTCAAGCGCAGGCACAAGCACAACAAGCAGCGGCGCAATCTGAGGTTCAAAAAGATCAAGCTTTATTCCAAACAAAATCACAATTAGAACAACTAAAAGGACAGATTGAAAATCAAAGAATAGCGGTTGAGGTAAATGCTAAGAAAGAATTAATGGAACTAGAGTTTCAATATAACATGAAACTTAAAGGCATAGAGGTAGATACAATACGCCAAAAAAGTAAAGAAAAAGCAGAAGAAGATCGTAAAAATATCAAATTACAAGGCACTCAACAAAGTGAATTAATAAATCAAAGACAAAACGAATTACCCCCTAAAGATTTTGAATCCTCAGGAAACGATATAATAGGTGGTGGTTTTGACTTAGGTTCTTTCGAGCCTAGGTAATAATAGTAATAATTATATAATATCATATCATGTCAGAAAATGTAGAACCAATTGTACCTGCAGCAGAAACTGCGGTAGAGGTTGTAGAAACCCAAGCACCTGTATCAGTTAATAAAGACGGTGTTATTAAACTAGATTTAAGAAAAAAAGCTAATAAACAAGCAGATGCCGTTCCAGAGCAAGAAGCAGATGCAGTGGATGTTCATCAACGAACCGAAGCTAGCGAAGAAGTGGTTACAGAAATACCACAAGGGGAAGAGTCCGTTCAAAATGCAGACTCTGTCCTTGAAGAAGTAACTGAAGAAGTGGTTGCCGATAAAGTAGAAGTATTAACTACTGATATTCAAGAGGCTATAGTAGAACAAAACCAAACAGGTGTTGAGTTACCTGAAAATATTCAGAAGGTTATAGACTTTATGAATGAAACTAATGGTAGTCTTGAAGACTATGTTAGATTAAATACTGATTATAGTTCTTTAAATGAAGATCAATTATTAAGAGAATATTACCAGAATACAAAACCTCATCTAGATAGAGACGAGATAGACTTCTTATTAGAAGATACTTTTGCATACGATGAAGATGTTGATGACGATCGGGATATTAGAAAAAAACAAATAGCTAGGAAAGAAGAATTAAGAAATGCTAAAAAGCATTTAGAAGGTCTTAAGAATAGGTATTACGAAGAGATTAAAGCTGGGTCTAAACTTAGTCCAGAACAACAAAAAGCGGTTGAATTTTTTAACCGTCATAAACAGGAAGGTGAAGCAGCCAATAAGACTGCTGATAAACAAGTACAAACGTTTTTAAACAAAACGAATCAATTATTTTCAGAAGATTTCAAAGGTTTTGATTATCAAGTTGGAGAAAAAAAGTATCGTTTTAAAGTTAACAACGTGCCCGATGTGAAAAAAAGTCAGAGTGACATTAACAATTTCGTCAAGAAGTTCTTGAATGCGGATAACGAAATGTCAGATGCTCAGGGTTACCACAAAGGATTGTTTACAGCAATGAATGCTGATTCTGTAGCACAACACTTTTATGAGCAAGGTAAAGCCGATGCCATGAAAGATAGTATGACCAAAGCAAAGAATGTTCAAATGGGGGCGAGAGGTGTCCATGAAGATATTAAGTCGCAAAACGGTTGGACAGTGCGGGCAGTTGATGGCGACAGTGGCTCTTCAAAATTAAGAATTAAAACATTTAAAAACATTAAATAATTATGGCAACAGGATTTGCAACGGCTCCGGCCACTTTAGCGAACTTATCGCATTTAACTCCACGACCAGTTAAAGGTCTTTTTGGGGACAACTATTTGTCAGTGGCTGATATGTCATGGACACAACAATTTTTACCGGAAGTATACGAAAAAGAAGTAGAAAGATACGGTAACCGTACTATTTCTGGATTCTTGCGTATGGTAGGTGCAGAAATGCCAATGGCATCAGATCAAGTTATTTGGTCAGAACAAGGCAGATTGCATATCGCTTATGATACTGCAATTTCAAACACTCCAGGAGCTAGCCAAACTATTGGCTT